CCATCAGCCTGAGAGGATGTCGTTCCAGTCATCGTGATTCCAGTCACAGGACCAGTCGCCGGAGGTGCAGGAGCGGCGCTCACAACCACTGCCTTAGTTCCTTCCTGAGGTGAGTTGGTTACACCAGCATCACTGGATGCGACTGAACACTTAACGGATGCATTGCCTGCACCACTGAATGCGATTGAAGCGGTTGTGCTTCCTTGTCCAGAAGCGACTGAACCACCAGTTGCACTCCAGGTGTAAGTGAAGTTAGATGCTGTACCGCCGCTAACTGCTACGGTGTAAGACTTAGATTCGCCATCAACGGCGGTTCCTGAACCAGTCACTCCAACTGTACCGATCTCGGGATCGGTGGCGGGAAGGGAACCGGGCTCGGGATAAGGACCTTCGACATACTGGAAACCATCACCAACCAGGAATGTGACATCTGCGGTTGCCTCATTCATCTCATCGACGGGATCGTTTTCGACGACGGCATCATCGACATAACCAGCCCAGATGATTTCATCCCAGAATTTGGTTTTAGCCTGGTCTCTGAAGTGTCTGTACACCCAACCACTTTCGGTCAGGAAGATATTATCTTTGTCGGCTACGTCCGACGCGTCGGGATAGTTACCGGTTGTCTGTGCAAGAAAACCAGCTTCCCTCCAATTTACATCAGCCATCTTGTTCTGAAGAGTTATTTTCTTTATTTAGCGAATCCTTCAATGCTTCTCTGACACGCTCTGAGGGGCACTCTTCTATGCGATGCCTGAGTCCTTCTAACTCACTAATCGCTTTCGCCTGCTCTTGACTTGTACGGGTCTTGTGCGAGTGGTCCTCGCTTTCTGTTAGAGGAGATGTTTTTTGCGATTCGCTCTGCGGATTTTTTAGATCCTTTGGATGTATATGGTTTTCCATCGTTGTCAAAGTGAATTTGGAATGGGTTGCCAGCGCTCTCGTTTGCCATCTTTGCTTGCTTTCCACCTTCTCTCATAGATTCACCAGCAGCATCTTTCATTTGGCGCTTTGCTTGTTCTAATTTATTATTCATAAACGGCATAACATCCACATAGGGATGGTTAGGGTCATCATTAGGACCTGCTGCCTCAATCAGTTCAGTTCTCCAGTCAGACTTCTGACTTTCCATCATTTTGATAAATTCTCTTTGGGCTCTGGTTTCTTCAGAGGCATAGGAAACACCAGATGCTGCCGTCTGACGGGGTGCAGCTCTTTGGTCTTTTTGTCTTGCCTTGGCGTTACGAGTGCCTTCAATTTGCTTGAGACCACCTTCTTTTGCCTTCTCTGAAGACGCTTGGGCAGTTTCGGTGGATTCCATGCCCTCATTGAGTTGTCTAGAAATGTTTGAGAAATCCATTTTTTATTGTTATTTAGATTGGGTGTACATCTTGGATAAAACTTTTGAACATGATACCATCTTCACTCACACAGATAAGATGATTGGCACCACATCTACGAATCTCTCCTCTGAGTCCAGAGGTGAGAGATTCAACCAAGTCTCCAACATTATAGAGCGTTCCGTCTCTGTACATGTCACGAAGCTCTTCCATGGAGTACTCTTCATTTTTCATACCAAAAGTCCTGACAGCGTCAAAGAGTTCCCTGGCATCTTTCTCACCGAACCCTTTATGAGTCAGAATTCCTTCCATAAATCCGTCAAAGTCACCATTTTGAACGGCTTTACGTTGTCTAGAAGCAGAAATCTTTGAAATTAAATCTTCACCCTGACCTTCTACATCCCTGTCACCGGCAGAATGTGAGTAAATGTTGTCAAAATTATAAAGATTTCCGTTGTATTTCCTCAACAGGTCTTCCATTCCCTGTCTTCTATCTCCACCACCCATAAAGTGGAAGTCTTTATATCCCTGATTATGACCTTTCTGTGCTGCCTGTAGAACAGTTCTTACATTATCATCACCATCCCACTTTTGTGCATGGTCTGGGAACATTTTTTTGAGAAACTTAAGTTTCAAATCACGAGGCAGGGGATTTTTATTCCTATCCTGAGAATGTGAAGTGTAGAACTTTTGATCAGCACCTTCATTCATGGCAACATCATGTGCCTTATCGAGTGTTAATTTATGTCCAATGTGAGGTGGATTATGACGACCAAATGTAGTCACCAAAGAATTGGACATTCTTTTGGGTTCTTGAGTAGCAGTATCCTCTGCTTGTTCGAAGAAAGAGTAAAAGGATTTCATATCCTATCTTTTTTAGTTATTTATTAGTGGTTTTCTTTCTCTTTCTGGGTTTGACTATCTTTTCACAATAACGTTGAGTTCCTTTACTGAGTTTTTCAAAGGTCACTTTAGTAATTACTTGACCAACTTTGAACCATTTGACATTGTTGACTTTAGTTTTTTCATCGTAAACAAAAATGCCAAATTTGTGTGTAATTTTGTAGTTCATACCAAGTTGAAAACAGAGTTCATAACAGAAGAGTTGATCGATTCACATAATTTGTGATAGGTGGGGTCAATTTCGAATCCAATGTAGTTCCTATCATTCTTGTAAGCCATTCTAGCAGTGGTTCCAGAACCCATGAACGGATCCAACACCAGGTCACCCTTGAGTGAGTAAGACCTGATAAGGTCATCTGCCAGTTCCTGTGGCATCAGTGCTGGATGTTCATATGCCTCCTTGGGCATGTCATGTGCTCCACAGGAGTTGTTAATTCTCCAGATGTTGTGACGGACACCAAACTCTTTGACTGCAATCTGTGTCTTCTCAGCATCACGGTTGCGTGTTCCATCTTTGTTTCGACCGCCATCCTTGGTGAATGTTGTTCCAAATCCTTTGTTCTTCTTATCTGCAATCACCTGCATGTGATCGGGTGTTCCCTTACTCAGAATGAAGACATACTCAAACACATCAGAGTAACGTTTACCAGAAGCAGAGGCAGAGAAACGAGCAGCTGGTTTTTCATAGATGATGAGGTCATGGAAGTTCAGTCCCTGGTCTTGAAAATAAAGACACTGACGGAATGAAGTTCCAGTTCTTGATGTTCCTTGTTTCTTGTGAAGTTCAACGATGGCGTCTGCGACATTCCAGGCAATGACACCACCAGGTTTTAGAACACGAACAAGCCCATCAGCGACTTTGGTGAATGTGTTCCAGTTCCAGGCTGAAGAATCGTTGTAATCACGAAGGTTATCATAAGGAGGTGATGTCACGACAAGATTGACAGACTCTGGGTCCATCGCAGCAGTTCCATCGATGTTAGACATCAGATGGACTTTGTTGATATCCAGCATAGTATAGGTCGCTTACTCTCCTATTCTAGCATAGAATGACTCAAACTTCAAGCGGTCCTTACCTTTTCTGGGAGCCCTCGACTTCTCCATCATCATCAGTTCCTTCACTACTTTGAGAATGTCTTCCATCTCGAAGCTATCCTCATCCTCTACCTTCAGGAGATCTTGTAGTGATTCGTTTTGGTTCAGATATTTGGTAACCAGAGCGGCCATTTCTGGATTAGATTGTAACACTTCAGGAGATAGAATTCCATTCTCCATTCCTTTACTCAACAGATTTTGATAGAGAGCAGACCTAATGTCAGAGTCTTTTTTACCTGGTCCTCTTTGTGAGTTGGCGTAGGAGTTTGCACCTTTGGTCCATTCCTTGACCTTAGATAGAAACTCCCTCTGTTCTTCCTTACTCTTACCGGGGAGTTGTGATGCAATAGTCTGATAGAAAGCAGGGCTCACAGGAGTAGATCTTGACCTGATTGATTGTTGGAAACCAGTAGGCATCCCTAGTGCTTGCATCAATCTATAAGAGAAGTTAGGATTGTAACCCTTGACCTTTGATTGTAGGTTTCTCAACATGTCATAGGTAGATCTATCTTCCTCACTGATGTTAGAACCTTCTTTCTGAACAGCTCTATCAAAGGCTTTCGGTCCCATTCCCATCAGTTTCTTGGTGTCAAATGCCTGTCCAAGACCTTCTAACAAACTCTTCTTTTTACCTTCATAGACTTGATTGACGGCGTCTTCATGTGAAGCATAACCATCAGCATCCATGTTACTCAGGAACCTACCTCCATCTTCATCCTCTTCTACAAGGTGACTAACCATGTCTTTCTCTTGACCTTTCAGTTGTAGTCTTGCTGGGTCAATCGTTAGTTCTCTGTAATCAAAGAAGTCATCACCCAGTTCTTCGAGTGGAGTGACCCTGTCATCATAGAATTGTTGAATGTTTCTAGAACTCTTCTGTTCGTTAGGTGCCTGACGAGACCAGAACTGATTATCAGGACCAGTGATAAAATCATATTTCTCTTGCTCTTCGGGTGTCATCTCACGACCCTCTTTAGCTGCTTGGGATGCTAGATTTCTGGCCTCTGTGTGATCCACAAAGTGCTCCATCTGCATTGTTCTGTTATCCAGAGGTAATCCAGTGTAACCACAGGAACCACCTTGACAGACATACTTACCATAACCTTGTCTAGCTGACATGTCACCACCAGCAAAGATCTTTTGTTGTTGAGGTGACATAGCCCCAAATGATGCATCTAGCAAGTCTTCATCAACATTCTCACTAATTGACTTTTGATACTCACGAATTGCATTCATGTCATATGTTGATCCATCAGCTCCTGATCCACCATAACCTTCTTTAATTCTCTGTGCATTATCTCTGAGTGCATGAAATTCTGCTTTGTTCAGGTCACTCGAAGCTTCATTGTCTCTACCTTGATAACGATAAGAGTTCATCAAAGTGTGCATGATCCTGTTTCTTACCTTAGGATCAACCCCAGGTCTATTCAAAGCTGCAATTGCTGGTTCAAGGTTTTTTTCAATTCTGCGTTGTTGTGTCTTTGCAGTTCCAGTCCAGTTTTTCCATGAATCAATGGCAGTCTTTCTCAGGTCATGAATATCTACATCACCATCGCCATCTTGATCTGTAATTTTCGAGTCTGCCTGTGCTCCTGGTGCAGCTGCAATTGTTCCTTTATTGATGTTGTTTTGAACTCTAGGTGCAGTGGCAGTTCCTACTGGTTTGTTTAGACTAATCCTAGGTTTGTTTGGTGTATTAACTGCTTGATCTACTCTCTTATCATAAGCGTTAGCCATTCTCTGTTCTAATTCATTCTCTCTCAACTGAGCAAAGGTCATTCCTTCTGCCATTTCAGGTTGCATTCCTAACTGAGGATCTACTTCCTGTTGTGTCATATCAACCGCTGCCTGTTCCGGTGTGGTCTGATCAGCGTACATGTCCTTTTTCTTTTTGTTCATGAACGCATTATAACCTGCCGGTGCCTGTGCTGGGATAGCATCAGGGATTGCCTGGATCTCTTCAGGTGACTCTGGTTGAGCAGGGGGAACTGTCATCTCACCAGTCACCGGGTCCTTCCAGGAAGGTTGAGCCTGTGTGAGTTGTGCTCCGTCAGATTGTGCACTGATTGCACCACCCATTGGATCATAGAACACTAGTTCATTATTGACAGTTCGAGCAACAGTGTTGCCACTCCCATCAACATAACCACCACTACCATCTGACTGCAGGCCCATGGCACGTGCTAGTTCAGCAGGAGACTGTTGTTCAGCAACAAAAGAGGAGAGACTTGGTCCCTCTTTCGGTTTTGTTGTCCATCGTTCCCAACGGCTCATATGTATGTCCCTGCGAGTTTTGCTTTGTCAGAAACATCGCCATCTTTGGCGAGTTTTCTTGCCTTATCAAGGTATTTATTGGCTTCACCACGTGGCATTGTTTTACGAGCCACATTCTTATAGTGGTCCATCAACTTGACATATTCTTTATCATCTTTGCCTTCATCTTTGCGAAGGGGTCTGTCTTTTTTCTTTTCTGACAGAAAGTTGTTAAGGTCTTTCATAATTAGTTGTCGAAGTCCATGTTCTTGGGTGGGATGACATTTGGATTTGTCACTTCAATGTCTTTTTCTCCTTTTGATCTCCTGATTTTATTGGCTGTGTCAATCAGTCTGGTGTCCTGTTGTCTCCTACTAAAGGCATCTGACATTCTATCAGCCAATTCACTCTGACCAACCTCATTGTAAAGCTTCTTAATCAATTTCTTGACATTCTCCGGGTCTTTCAGATAGGGCAGTTGTTCTTGTAGGTTTTCCAAATCCTCCTTTTTCATTCTAATGCCACCACGCATCATGTCTGAAATAGTGTCAGACTGACCTTGAAATGTAGGTGAATAATCTTGGTCCTCATCATAGTCATCATAGTCTGACAAAGCTTTGAGGTTGTTATCCATCAAATCCTGTTCAACTTCCTCACGATTAACGTCAAACATTTCTCTCATTCTACCTGTGAGAGCAGAACCAGACATTTTTGGTGATAGTTGATAGTCTTCACCTTGTTCATAGTCTGAACCACCGAGAGCTTCCATCAATGCAGAGATAGGAGACTCCTTAGCAAGTCCTAAGTCAATCAGATTTACTTCACCGTCGTCATCAATAAAGATGTTACCACCATGCATGTCATTGTGGGAGAAACCTGATTTATGAAGGTCACCTCTTGCCTTCCAGAAACTTCTAAGTGCTTTGTCTTGTGCTTCCTCGCTAAGGTCATCAAAGGCGTTGAATAGTTCTCTTCCCTTGGCCTTTGTCATAGCATAGGTTCCTTCTGCTGCCGGAAACTTTCTATCAAAGTCTGAAGCTTCATCGGGGTCCCAGTAACCTTGTGGTCCTCTTCTCTCATTGTCAGCACCCTGAGGATTATTATACTCAGCCGACATGTGTTTGAATGGTGTGTCAAACTTTGCGTTGATAAGAGTTGGGAACCTAGGATTATCTTTCATGGCATAAAGTGCCTTGAGTTCATCTGGTCCGATGTTACCTTTCTTGACCACATTACCATCAGGTCTTTCATAGACAGTTCCAAAGGCACCTTCACCCAGGTAACCTTCATCATCAAAATCTACATCCATGTTGTAGTTAGGGTCTTTGACCAATCCTTTGGCCACCTTATTCATTTCTTTTACGGCATCTGCATCCTTTTGGATAGCTGGTAGTCTTACCGCTTTCCTCCACATGTCATGTTCTTTATTTCTTTCATTCCTCTCTTTATCAGACCTATTGGGTGGTTTGATGTTGGTTGCCATAGGGTCAGGGGCTGCCTGTCTGTTAGCAATCTTCATCATTGAGGCAATCTGACGACCAAACACTGTCTGTTGTTCGGGGTCTTTCCTCAACTTATTCATTGCACTTCGTGCATCTCTGTCTGTTCTATTACTAGGAGAGAGGGTACCTTGACCCATCACTCTTCTCATTCTCTGTTTTGCTCTATTAGTTGCCTCTTTTTCTTGATAACCAGCATCAGTCAGTCCAAGGTTTTGTTGCTCGTCTTCGACTAGGATGTCAAGGATGTCTTCTTTCAGTCTGGACAGGGTAATGGTGGTCATATTATCCCCGTCAGGACCCGCACGCCACTTCAGGAAGTTCGTTCTACCAACATAGGTATCAACAGGAACAGTTCCAGGTTGTTCCCCGCCAGGACCCACACAGGTGTCTCCATCGGGTCCAGGTTCCCATGAGTTGTCCTTAGCTACCTGTTCTTCACCAGGCATAGGAGCTCCTAGTGGGTTGGTTCCTGCAGCTTGACCCATAGGACCACCCATTCCAGGCATCTGAAGGGTGCCACCAGGTCCGGTCATGCCACCACCCATTCCACCGGCAGCTGCCATTCCAGGTGACTCAGGGCCACCTTTACCTGCCAGCTCAGAGGTTTCATCCTCTTCTACAGGAACGAGAGTGTCATTCTCTGTTTTATAGACAGTCTTACCATTAGCATCCTTCCAATAACCGAAGCCACCATACTTCAGTCCCATTTGCATGGCTTGTTTGAATGCCTTTTCTCCTCTCTCTTCCTGAATAGATTGAAAAGTCTTCATCAGTTGTCCCAGCTAGCTTTATCGTTCGTGGTGGCTGGCTCCTCCCAAGCGTAACCAGAACCATCGTAACCAGTGTTACCCCAGATGTTATAGTTTGCATTCTGACCTGGTTTGAGGTCTCTGTCACCAGTCTTTTGACTCTTACCCACGGAGTCCTTGGGACCTTTCGGCACGCACATTTTTAGTTTAGGGTCGTACCTGTACCCAGGAGGGCATTTTGGTAGAACCCCGTCACCCTCATAGAGGGGTGCTACTAGGGAGTCGATATACTCACTATAATTCATTGCACTGCTATTGCTTTCTTTTATTTATCACCACACCTTGGGGATGGTAAAATTCAACTTAGAGAACTCTAGTCTATCAACCAGTTTGGTAGCCTTGTCATTACTGACAGCCACAAATCCTTCAGGAGCTGTGCAGACATAGTCACCACCTCCACGGTCAACAAACAAACGCAAAGAACTTACTTTCTTGAGTTTATTGACTAGAAGGTTCTTAGCTGCCACAAGGTTCATGTAAGCTGCAATGACCATCTTAATTCCTTCTTTGTTCTTGAGAATAAAGAAGACCATAGAAGCCCACTTCTTATTCTTGGCGGTGATAGACTTGTCTGTCTTCAGTTTACCTGTGGCTTTGTCAAATTCTTTTCCTAGATGGTCTGTGTAGTCAGTGTAAGCCTTCTGAACAGAAGGAATAGGTTGACCATCTTTCACATAGTTGTTAAAGAACTTCATGAACTCAGTGTCAAACTCAAGTGGTTTCTGTCCTGAGTTGATTTTTCTAAGAGTAGGAGCAGCCTTCTTGATTGAACCCTCTGCTCGGTTCACAAACTTATCATATTGTTGTTTCTCTACTTTGTTGAACGAAGCAGCACCACTGATGTCAATGAATTCTGCCTTCTCTGCCCACACATTACCACCTGACCGGAAGTCTGAGTCTTTTACATTGAAGGAGGCCTTTAGATTTTGGATGCTATCACCAGTGTACTTGGTGTGGAACACAATTCCAACCCTGGCTGCCATGATCTTTTTACCCAGAGGTGTGGATGGGTCAGCGGCATAGGTGATAGTGTTTGGTCTGAAGGTGACATAGTCTTCACCTTGAATGCTCTTTCTTACCTTGTCATCAGTGAACATCAGGTCACCCTGTAGAATTCCACTTTTGATGCAAGATGGAAGATAACGAAGACAAGCAGCCAGTTTCTGTGCCAGTGCTCCGTTGTATTCAGACTGAATGTCTGACTCAGTCTTCATTAGTTTGGGTTGTTGAGCGAAGACGCTCTTAGTTCCTACAAAGAAACGTCCGTCAGCAGGGTCAATTCCTGCAACCACAGCAGGAGCACCATCCCATTTGGTAGTAACCTGCAAACCTGCACCACCACGACCGGTAAGGAACTTACCCATCTCCTTAAGGAGTTTGATTGCTTCCTTACCACCTTGAGGACCATTCAAAATGATCCGATCCTCAAGGTGGGTCAGGTGTTTGTTGGCAGCTGCCATAGGGGATCCCCTGTCTTACCTATCTATTATAGCACACTACAGCTTCACATATGAAGAGGTTTTGGGGTAGGAGGTCCAGCTTCTCAGCTGTCCATTCAGGTGTTCCTCTGTCCAGAAGATAACATCATCTTTCTCCAGACCACAGACCATTCCTTTGCCCTCACTGTCACGTGAGTTCCAAAGTCCTCCTCTGCTTTTGAATAGAGTGAAGTCTCCCCATTCAGAGTTGATGACTTCAATTTCTGTGTTGAGTTCAATCTGCATCGAATTCGTGCTCAATTACAATACGACGGC